AACGATACATCAACAGCAGGCGAAGGTCAGTTAGTTTTCACTGCAGCTAATGCAACTACAAACTTTTTCACAATAGGAAGTATCTTATACTTTTCTTGCACAGAAAAAGGTTTATGGCACATCGGCCTTGACTCAGCTAAAGATCCTTTAGCAGTTAAAGGTGCGTTTGCATTTGCAGCGTAATAATTAATTAGTGTGGGGCTACGGCCCCACATTTAATTTTAAGGAGAAAATATGGATTCAGATCAAACAACACTGAATAAAACTACCGGTGCAATATCTGTTTTAAGAGCAGCTAGAACAAGAGTTACTTCTATTCAAGGAAGAGGTGAGGCTGGTTCAGTTTTATTATTACACGATTCAGCTACAACAAGTGGAGCTGGAGCTGGTAATTTAAAAGCGACTTATAAATTTGAAACAGAAGGATTAGAGATTTACATACCTGGTTCTGGTATTTTGTTTGAAAATGGAGTTTGTGCAACTTTAACACAAACATCTGGTACAGACGGAAGTGTTACCATGACAATTACAGGAGCATAGTAAATGGCTAATACAACTTCGGGAACAGCAACGTTCGATAAAACTTTTGCTATTGATGAAATAGTAGAAGATGCTTTTGAACGTATTGGATTGCAAAATGTTGCAGGTTATCAACTTAAATCTGCAAGAAGATCTCTTAATATTTTATTTCAAGAATGGGGTAATAGAGGTATTCACTATTGGGAAATAGCAGATCTTAACATTGATTTAATTGAAGGACAATCAGACTATGATTTTTTTAGATCAAGCGATGATGGGACAAGTGCTGTTTCTACACCAGCAAACGTTTATGGAATATCTGATGTTCTTGAAGCACAGTTAAGATCAAACAGAACACAAACAACACAATCAGATTCACCAATGACAAAAGTAGATAGGTCTACTTACGCAGGTTTTTCTAACAAATTATCTAAAGGCACACCTAATCAATATTGGGTAGAAAGATTTATAGATAAAGTTAGAATACATGTTTACCCAACACCAGATTCTTCAAATGCATCTAAAGACATGCACATATATTACATAAAAAGAATTCAAGATGTTGGTGATTATACAAATGCAACAGATGTGCCATTTAGATTTGTACCATGTATGATATCAGGATTAGCATATTATTTATCGCAAAAGTATCAACCACAACTTATGCAAGCTATGAAACTAGCTTATGAAGATGAATTAGCAAGAGCATTAGCGGAGGATGGATCAGCTTCAAGCACATACATTACGCCTAAAGCTTATTATCCAGGAACATAATGACAATAATTACAAAAGGAATGGGTGCTATTATAAAACCCTTAAAAGGAACAGGTAAAAAAACCAAAGGTCATATGGAGAAAGATCCTGCTGTTAGAAAAGGTATTGCTATAGCAAAAAAAGATATGAAGAAAAAAGGATTTATTGGTTTAAAAAAGAAAAAAATACCTAGAGATTTAAGTTACTTGAAAGGTTATTTAGATTAATGGCAAAGTACGCAACAGGTAAAAGAGCAAAAGCAATATCAGATAGATCTGGTATGGAATTTCCATATAGAGAAATGGTTAGAGAATGGAACGGAGCATTTGTGCATGTATCTGAGTTTGAACCAAAGCAACCACAATTAGAACCAAAACCTATGAATGGTGATGCAATATCTTTACGTAATGTTAGACCAGATAGAATAGAACCGGCAGTCGCTGCAATGTTAGGTAATGATCCTTTTTCTACAACTGCTAGCTCACAAACTGTTACAGTCACAGAAAAAAATCATGGAAGAACTTCAGGAGACACAGTAAGATTTAGAAACGTTCAAGGTAGTCCTGGAGGCGTAGCTTTTACAACCTATGAAAATTCTTCAGGTTTTAGTATAACAGTGACAACAACAGATAAATATACATTTACACTAGGTGCAACTCCTAGTATAACAGAAGAACGAGGAGGACCAACTGTGTCTGCAGGACCGGTTACCATAACACCATGATTAAAAAAATAAAAAATTTTATTTGTAAATTATTAGGAATTAAACAATGTGCATGTCCAGAAGAAATGGATCCACATGAAGAATTAATGTTACATGTGCCAGAACCAGAAATTCCTGTGCACAAAGAAGATAGTAGATTACATTGTTCTGGTCATTTAAGATTTAAAAAAAGTTGTCCAAGATGTTTAGAAATAGTAGGAGTTAAATAATGGCTGGATTAAGTGCATCAGGATTAAAAACACAGATTAGAAGTTATACGGAAACAGATTCAAATGTTTTAACAGATGCTGTTTTAGAAAATATTATTTTAAACGCACAGTATAGAATTTTTAGAGATGTTCCTATTGATGCAGATAGAAAACAACAACTAGGTAATTTAGTTGCTGGACAAGAATCAATCAATGCTCCAGCAGGATCATTATTTATAAGAGGTATACAAGTTTACGATACCGCAGGGTCAGAGACCACAGGAGCTAACAGATGGCTAGAGAAAAAAGACTATACATACTTACAAGAATATCAAGATGTAACAGGGACATCGGCAGCTCAAGGTCAACCTAAATACTATGCTATGTTTGGTGGAGGTACAGGAGAATCTGATACAACATCAGGACGTATAGCTTTTGCTCCAGTTCCTAACACAACTTATAGATTTAGAGTGCATTTCAATAAAATGCCAGATCTTTTAGAGGGTGATAATGTTAATTATATTAGTATGAATTTTTCAAATGGGCTACTATATTGCTGTCTATCAGAGGCATACGGTTATTTAAAAGGCCCTATAGATATGTTGACTTTATACGAAAATAAATATAAACAAGAAGTACAGAAGTTTGCTAACGAGCAAGTTGGTAGAAGACGAAGAGATGACTACACTGATGGCACTGTTCGTATACCAATAAACTCAGCAAACCCGTAGGAGATAAAATATGGCAAATACAAGCGCAATATGTTCAAGTTTTAAACAAGAACTTTTACAAGGTAAACACAGTTTTGAATCTTCAGGTGGTCACACTTTTAAGATTGCGTTATTTGATAGTGATGCAACTTTAGGTGCTTCTACGACAGATTATTCAACATCAGAAGAAATTACAAATACATCAGGAACTGCATATACAGCGGGTGGTGCAACCTTAACTAATACTGGAGTTGGTTTAACAGGCACAACTGCATTTACAGATTTTAGTGATGTAACTTATTCATCAGCTTCTTTTACTGCAAACGCTGCATTAATTTATAACACAACAACAAACGGTGGCTCAAGCACAACCGATGCTGTTTGTGCAATTGCATTTGGTGGTGATAAAACAGCTAGTAACGGAACTTTTAAAATAGAATTTCCTACAAACGACGCTACAGCAGCAATCATTAGATTAGCATAGGAGGCCGACCATGTCGGTATCTTCAGGATGGGGCAGGTTCACCTGGGGTCAAGCATATTGGAGCGAAAGCACAACTCTTAAAACAGGTTGGGGTGCACAAGCCTGGAATGATGGTGAGTGGGGTGAACTTAAAGATATAACTATATTTCCAACTGGTTTATCTATTACATCTAGTATTGGTTCAGTTGACATACCTGATCAAATAATTACACCTACAAGTTTTGAAATTACAACTTCACAAGGTGAAGCTTTTGTTCCTGTATCAATAGATACTAGTTTATCAGCTACGTTCTCAATAGGTTCAGTATCCGTGGTTGATATGCAAGTTGGATTAACTGGCCAACAAGCAACATCTTCTGTTGGTTCTTTAACTGTTAACGATTTAACAATTGGTCTAACAGGTCAAGAATTTACTGCAAGTCAAGGAACTGCAAAAGCACCGAATGAAACAGCAATTCTTTCTGGTCTATCTATAACTTCAACCCAAGGAACCGCAGCTGCAACCTCAACAACTGAGGCTTCTCTAACAGGTGTATCTTTTAGTGCTAGTATTGGAACCGTAGTTATACCAAATGATGTAGTTCAGCTTTCAGGTGTAGAAGCAACATTTAGTCAAGGAACTATTATAGGATTAGGTAGTGCCGTAGCTCAACCGTCAAGTTTGAGCATGACATCTAGTGTTGGTTCTTTAACTATAGAAGAGGGTCTAGGATTAACCGGTCAATCTTTTAGTGCTAGTGTTGGCTCTCTTTCTATCAATGATATGACCATTGGATTGACTGGATTATCAGCATCATTTAACATTGGAGCTGTCGATATCTTTGCTTATGGCGATGTTGACACTGGCTCAAATACGTCTTATAGTAATGTTTCAACAGGTTCGAACGACACATATTCGGATGTTGCAACTGGATCAAATACAAGTTATACTGATGTAGCAGCGTAGGAGAATTTTTTATGGCATCAACATACACACCTTTAGGTGTAGAACTTCAAGCAACCGGTGAAAATGCTGGTACTTGGGGTACAAAAACAAACACAAATTTACAAATCATCGAACAAATATCTGGTGGTTATACAACTCAAGCTGTCTCTGATTCAGGAGACACAACTCTTTCAGTATCAGACGGTTCTACTGGTGCAACTCTTTCTCATAGAGTTATAGAATTTACAGGGTCTCTTACAGGGGCTAGAAATGTAACAATACCTTTAGATGTTCAAAACTTTTACTTTTTAAAAAATGCAACATCTGGTTCTCAAACTGTAACATTTAAATATGCAACAGGTACAGGAACTTCAGCTGCGGTTGCAAGTGGTAAAACAGTAATTGCATATGCAAAAGCAGATGATGGAACTAACCCAAGTATTGATACAATATCATTAGCTAGTGATGTAGTTGATGATACTTCACCACAATTAGGTGGTAATTTAGATACTAACTCTTTCATGATAGACTTTGACGATGCTCATGGTATTAGAGATGAAAATGGAGCAGAACAATTAATTTTTGAAACAACTAGTTCTGCAGTTAACCATATTGATATTACAAATGCTGCAACAGGAGCTGGTGCACAGATTGGTTCAGTTGGAGATGATTCAAATATTAATTTACGTTTAAGATCTAAAGGAACAGGTCTTCTTGAAGTCATGGGTGCATCAAACCCAGGTTCAATTCAACTTAATTGTGAAGCCAACAGCCACGGGATTAAGCTTACTGGACCTGCGCATAGTGCTGGTCAATCATACGAATTAAAATTTCCTACAGGAAACGTAACAGCAGATAGATTTTTAAAAGTAGCTAGTGTTACTGGTTCAGGCGCAACGGGTGTTGGACAGTTATCTTTTGCTGAAGTATCAGGTGGCACATCATGGCAATCAGTAAAAACTTCTACTTTTACGGCAGTGGCTGGTGAAGG